CGAAGATTCAACACTTAAGGATGACAAGGGCAAACCGATTACAGAAGTTGAACAAAAAGCAAATAACGTTGTTGATCTGCAGAGCAAACATAATTAGGAGGATCCGATATGATTGAAAAAGAAGCATTACAATATTTAGTTGAATTAGGCAGCAAAAAAATTGTTAAAAGTGCTACAGGGGCAGAGTATGGCGTTGTTGATGGGCGCTATTTACAACAATTACACCCTCAAACAGGTGTTCGCACAGCATTGGGTCTGCACACTTTATCCGGCGTGGTTGATTATATCCAGAAAAATGAAGAACGACGGGATGCAAAATTGATTTTACATGTCGTCAATGACCATCGGGTTAGATTGATTAATAGTTTGGATAAATACAATAACCGCGAAGTTTTGCTCCAAGCGGATGCCATCGTGCCAGAAATTCCATTTAGTGACTTTATTGACGCGGAACAGCTGCTTATTATTCTGCAAGCACAATTCGTCAACACGCCTGACCGCAAAATTCTGATGAAAGTACTGGGTAATTTACGCGAGGAAAATGTTAAAAATGCGAATGATGATGGCGTCTCACAAGCTGTAACAGTTAAAACGGGTATTGCCAGTCAAGGAGAGGTCCGAGTACCCAATCCGGTTGAACTACAGCCGTACCGTACTTTTGCCGAGGTGGAGCAACCGGCAAGCAAATTCATTTTTAGAATGCATCCAGGTATGAAAGGATCATTAATCGAGAGCGATGGTGGCTACTGGCGCAATGATGCCATTCAAAAAATCAAAGAATATTTTACCAAAAAATTAGCTGAAGAAATCAAGTCTGATTATGTCCGTATTATTGCTTAATAGTGGAGGCAGCAATGGAAGAGACTAAATATCGTTTAGGAGATTTATTTTTAATCAAACATCGCTCAGATATAACGATTGGCGTTGAATTACATGGTAGAAAAGAAGAGAGTATAGCATTTGATGGCACACCGCTTGCAACATTATTTGCCCCAGGAGTCACTGTTAATTTAACCAATAATGAGTTTAAAGCATTTACCGAAACGTTTTTAAATTTGGCCAATAAAGTTTGGAAAAATTTCAAACCTAAAGAAGCTGATTCGTTTTTTAGTGACTACGATGAGATTTACGACAATAAATTTGATGCCGAGTATAGTTGCAGGATCGGTGGTAAATTTGGCCAATTTAATCTTTACATTGAGGGCTTTCCTGCTGGCGACACCGGCAGAATCAAATTACACAAGCGAGTAGCAGAAAGCTTTGCGTTTGATTTAATCAAGGCGCTGGATAAAGGAGAATAATGAAAATAACGGATAAGGCACTTAACATGTATAAAAAGACAAGAATTCTAGAAGCGTACGTAAGGGCGGGCTGGGAAGTTGAAATCAGCCTTAAGAGAGAACGTAGTGAGGATGAAAATGAAGTTGCCGATTTTATAGTTGTCTATAGACTCAACATTAAAATGCCGGCTCGATTGTACCCATGGGTTAAACACGAACCTGTAATATGTGGTATTGATACGCATAGTTATGAGGCAGCTGCTGATTTGGCTTTAAAGACTATTAGATCAACACTGTCTGAAGTTCAAAAAATCATTAGCGAGATTAAGTCAGAAACGAAAGAGATAAATAACACATTTGATTCCCAGATAAAAATTGAAAATAAAGAAGAGGACTAAATGAAAAACAAATATCCATATTGCCAGCTTAAAGAGATTTCTGAGTTATTAAAGGATGATGAAACGACTGTGCGGGTAACTGGGATTGATCCTTATGGTAAAAGATTTGTTGTTAAATTTGAAGAACTTAAAATTATTGCAGCAGCGTTTTTATCCTTAGAGGCTGGCACGTATTATTCTCCGTTTTGTAAAAGGAGGTTGCTGTGATATGGCATATCAATCCGAGAGACCGAATAAAAACCATTTTAAATTATAGGACAAAAGGTAAATAAAAAAGCCGCCATCACTGGCCGCCCTAAACACCTAATACAATTTATAATAACATAAAGGGTGGCGTGGTGCATGGAGCTACTACCAATTGATAAAGATAAGACTAAGTTAAGCGCCGAACAACTATTAATGCAATATCGCGAAAAAGCTTATTTTGCCAAAATGCCAGTAAACCCTAAAATCACGAGCCACTGGGGTGATGGATCGTCTCCCAGTACAGCAGAGCGAGATCCTTATGCAGTCGAGCGCTTGGTACGACAAGAAAAGAGTAGTAAGTTTGTTAGCTACATTGATCGCGCCATTGCGGCATTACCCAAGCAATCGCATCAACAACTCTTAAGAGTGCGCTACTGTCAGGGGCTAGAAACAGAGCATCCGGACATGACAGCCATGGACGCGCTAGATATTTCGTCATCGACCTACACAGAGCGTAAGGGTAAGGCGTTGCTAGCCATTGCACACTACCTTAACTGCGTAGTCTACGTGACCGGCAATAATCTGGCATAATTCTGGCAATAAATCGGCAAAAATCCGGCAATAAAACGGCAGACTTTCGGCATGACCGCATTGTATACTGTTAATGTGAGAAGTTTTATAGAACGAACAGCGTCCAGCAATGGGCGCTTTTTTTATATACAAAATCGAAAGGTCTTGGTCGTATTAAAGAGGTTGATAAATGGAAAAGGGGCTTGCCGTATGTAGGTAATAAGGGACAAATTGCACAACAGATCATTGATTTATTACCCAGCGGCAATAGATTTTACGATGTGTTTGGCGGTGGCGGATCAATGAGCTTTCATGCTTTGGCATCAAAAAAATACAAAACTGTTTTTTATAATGATAAGCAAGAAAATGTTGTTGAGGCACTACAAGCGGTATTAGCTGGTGATATAGATTTTGCTCCCTTCTTAGTGCCGAAACGAGAAAAATTTAACTGGTATAAAGACCAACCAGACAGCGTCGAGAAGACCATTGCATTAATTGCATGGTCTTTTTCTAACGATTGCAAGAGTTTTTTGTGGGGCAGAAAAATAGAGGATTTAAAAGCATTAGCTTCAGCAGCCCTTTTTTATCCTAGTGATGTCTGGCCTTTCGAAGATCTTTATAGTTACGCAAAAGGGTCAAGGACCATTGCGGAGGCTTATCGTTGCTATCATCAATGGCGTAAAGATAAGCTACAGCAACTTGACAAAATAGCTAACTTAAAAAACTTGGACCAAATTACACGTTTAAAACAGTTAGAGCAACTGCCGCGTCTGCAGCAGTTAGAGAGGTTAAAGCAGCTTCAGCAATTGCAAAATTTACAGCAGTTGCAAAAGTTGGAAAAAGATGAAAGCTTATTAGCCCAGTTAACTTTTCAAACTAATGACTATCGCGACCTGTCGTTTAAGGCTGACGATGTCGTTTACTGCGATCCACCTTATGTGGGTACAAAGTACCAGTATGGCGGATTTGATAATGACGCTTTTGTTAAATGGTATAGCTGCTTGCCAGTAGAAAATGTCTATATATCAAACTATTCCGTGCTACCTAATACTCAAGTGGTGGGCACGTTTAAAAAGCACAGCTTTACAGCAAAGGGCAAGCGACGTGCAGAGCTATTATTACGGGTAGTTAAATAGGTGGCCAGCGTAGAGAGGTGGTGCCAGTGTGCGGCGGACAGATTACGGCATGGTCTCGGGCTGGCAAGAGCGTAACCTGCTAGCCAAGATAGATCGAGAACTGGAACAACAAGCTAAACAAAAGATTAAAGATAAACATAAACAGCAATTAAAACAATATAAATCCGATGTCTCTGATTTAATTAAACAATGAACTATGATTTAGATATCTTAATCATTTTAACTTAGGAGCTAATCGTGTTGGTTAAGCATTAAGAATTGAAAGGAAATCATTTATGTTTAGGCAACCAAAAGTGAGATTAGGAAACAAAAATTATTCTCAAGATGAATTGAAAGATTTACAAAAACAAAATACAAAAGTTTATAACAATTTCGTTCGAAGAAATAATAATAATAATCAATTTACAAGCTTTTATCATTCAAGTGAATGGAAGAAGCTGCGAAAACAAGTATTATTACGTGATAATTATCTTTGCCAAGAATGTTTTAAAAAAGGTATTGTTAACGATAAAAACTTAATTGTTCATCACAAAGTCGAATTGAGGGAAGATTGGTCTAAACGACTGGATATGAATAATTTAGAGGTAGTCTGTTATGCCTGCCATAACAAAATTCATAAACAAAAACAGACATAAAAAATAAGGAGGGCGGGAAATACCCCCACTTACTTTTTGTAAGCAGAAAAAACGAGCCGGACCTATCTGTGACCAAATTCTAGAAATGGAAAATTTTAGGGGCACTGATTTTAAGGAGGTGGTGCTGTTGCCAGGGAGAAAACCAAAGTTAAATGCTGCGAAAGTGGGTCATCATAACAAAGCTGATTTAGAACGATCTGAATTAAAAGAGAATGGCCTAAAACAATTTAAAAGTATTGAGGTTAATAACGTTCCACGCGGATTGACTCGTAATGCAAAAAAAGAGTGGCAGCGTGTAGTGCCGCTGCTTGAACAGTTGCCAATCGCTGACCTGGATTATTCTTTAATTCGTAAATATTGCGAAATTGTAGACCTAAACGATCGGCTTTATAAGGATATGAGTAAAGAGCAGGGCATCGATGGTGCGGTTGATCCAGAAAGTAATCGCAAGACTGGTGCCTTTATGGCTTATATGGATACGTTAAAGGAGCTACGGTCCATCTGCAGCGACTTAGGGATGACGATTGATAGTCGAATGCGATTGGTGGTCCCAACAGAAAGCGAACAGAAGCAATCCGTTTACGATAGATTTGGTGTTGACGACGATGACTAAAGTTAAGATTTCTAAAAAATATGAAAAACTACTAAATATTCCTGATGAGTACCGTGACGACGCCTACAAGTATTGTGTCATGGTTTTATCGGGAACGTTTATTACCTGCCAAGATACGAAAAATGCTTGTATCAGGCACTTAAAGGATATTCGGCGCATTAAATCAGATGACAACTTCTCATTTGTTTACAAACCGAAACGAGCAAAAAAGGTAATCAATTTTATTGAGATTTTACCTGATCCGAAAGGCAACATTAATAAACTGGGGCTATTTCAAAAGTTTATTGTATCAATGGTACGTGGGTGGTTTGACGAGAATGATTGCTTACGTTTCCGCAAGGCCTATATCTCGATGGCCCGTAAACAAGGTAAATCCTTAATTGTGGCTGGGTTGGTCTTATATGCGTTTTTGTTTGATCGTGACCCTAGAGAAGGACGCCAGATATTTACGGCTGCCAACGATAAAAAACAAGCTAGCATTGTGTTTGACATGGTTGCCAAACAATTAAAATATTTTGTATCACGAGTGCCGGAATTAAAGAACGATGTTAAAAAAGTGCGTGAGCAGATCAAGAATTTAAAGGATGGCTCTTATGTGATGCCGCTGTCCCGTGAGACTGGAGCAGTTGATGGCTTTGAACCTTTTATGGCGGTTGTCGACGAATATCATGCCGCAAAAACAAACGAAATGATGGAGCTGATTGAATCAGGCCAGGG